TCCCTTATGTTTTTTAAGATCATAAAGATACTCCTTTCTTATTTGTGCATAAGTCGGTGGTATGTTTGCATTTAAATAAGCCATAATTTATCCTCATTTTATTGTACCCCAATTTGGTCCAGATTCATAGTCTACTTTGTTTGGTACTTCTAGTTCAACTGCAGATTCCATAATCTCTTTTATTTTATCTGCATTTCCATCAACCGATATATCAAGTTCATCATGTACTTGTATATGCGGTACGATACCTTCTTTGTATAGATCAACCATAGCTTTCTTTGTCATATCAGCTGCTGATCCTTGTATAAGTTTATTGAGTGCTTTGTATGTATAAGCTCTCTTGATCCCTGGTCCGTGTTCCGTGAGCGCTTCTTCGTGAGGCAATGCTTTATGTATGCCAAACTGATTGGGCTCCCATAAATTAAATCTACATCTTCGACCTAGTAAAGTTCTAACTCGACCTCGATCCTGTGCTCTACGCATTACACTTTCCATTAACATTTTAACAAATGGAACTTTGTCATGGTACGTTCTAAATAGATCTTCAGCGTTCTCTTTCGATACACCTAGCTCTGCTTGTAATTTATTTTTACCCATACCATAAAACAAACCAAGGTTAATTGTCTTGGCCTGTGATCTAGGTATATTAGCCATGTCAGCAACAATTCTATGAAAGTCTGTATCTGGTTCATCGTTGTATGCATCAAGAACTTCTTCTACACCATAGAGTCCATCTAATGCTGCATAATGTGTAACAAGTCTTGGCTCTTGTTGTGAGTAGTCAAAGCAACCCCAACTACATCCTTCTTCAGGAATAAATAAACTTCTGATCAGTGGTCCAAGTTCCTTGTTCCGTGCTGGTATCTGCTGTAAGTTTGGATTGTTGTAACTGAAACGTCCAGTTACAGTTCCACCTTGATCGGATCTAATTTGATTGATCTCTGCATGAATACGACCTTTATGTGAGTGCTTTAATATGGTATCAATAAAAGTTGTATGTGATTTATTAATCTCTCTAGCACGTGCAATTTGTTGAACGATCGGATGTGGATGGTTTTGTAAAAAATTTTTAGTAAAAGAAGGAGCAGATGTTTTCGCAGTTACGTCATAAGGTAAATTTAGTTTTTCAAAAACTTTGGCAATTGATCTTGCAGCCCATATCTGAATGTCTATTCCTGTTTCTTTTTTTACTTTTAGTAATGCTGACTGTTCTTCTCCAACTAATTTTTTCTTTAATTGGTGAGCTGCTTCTGTATCTACACGCACACCTAAGAATCTCATATCAACGAGGCAAGGAAATAGTTCTGTCTCAAGGTCGAAGATAGATTGTACATCTTCATGTTCAATTTGTTTCTTCATCTCTTGCCATAATTTTAAAGTTAGCACCGCATCTTGCTCTGCATATTCACCAACATACATTGCAGGTAGTTTATACATCTCTGCTTTGTGATCGATGCCCCAATGCGCTGCAGTTTCCTTTAATACAGCCTCATTTTTGCCGATTCCGACATAATCACGACCCAAACTACCTAAATCGTAACGAAAGCGATTCTCGTCCACGAGAGAGCCAGCAATCATGGTATCTACTATTCTACCATCTATTTTAAGGCCCATAGACCTAATCCAGCATACATCGTACATTGCATTGTGAAATATCTTAATTGCAGATGTTTTTAGTACATCGGTAAACCATTTTATGACCATATTTTTATCCATGTTACCACCACCTTCGTGTGCAATAGGATAATATCCAGACCAACCTTCAACAGCTACAGCGATTCCAACTACTGCACCATTACCAATAACTGAACCTGAACCTTTTGATTTTAAATCTGGGTCCTTGGTTTCTAAGTCAATTGCAATCTCATCATACTTTGATAAGTCAGGAAAAGATTCTGGTGGTAGCCACTCAGTTTGAGGTTTGAATACAGGTTTCATTTTTTAGTATCTTTCATTTTTTTAATTTCTAGATCACAGTAGTGTTTGATCTTCTCTAAATCTTCTATACCATTTTTGTGTAAATATCTACAAACATATTTCACAACATTGCCCTGAAAGAACGATAGATCATTCTTTGAAATAAATTCGTAGGGTTGAATGTGAAAATCTTTGTAGTGACTCCCGCCTATTTGTTTGTCTTGAGGAAACGCATCCTCAAATATATCTTTGCTTGTCATAGATTGTATGCCTTTTTAGTTTGTGGTTCGATTATATATAAATTTTTCTCTGTTCTTGTGCAGGCAACATAAAATAATCTGTGCGTATCATCTGGATCTTTTTCATAATCAATAAATGCTGCACCAGCCAAGTCTGTTATTACAACTACATTTTCTCGTTCATTACCTTTGACGCCATGTATAGTTGATATACTAATTCTAGGATTTTTATTTAAATCTTCTCCTGATCTAATTAACTTTTTTATTTTTTTTATATCTTCGTCACCTACTTCATCTAATGCTTCATCCCATTCAGATTCTGTTTTAAGTCCATACTTTTCTTTTAATGTATCAATATCATAGAAACCATCTTTAATTATTGTTTTAAATAACTTTGGATCCCAGTTATCTTTAGTCATCTTAGCAGCAATTTTTTTAATATCATTGTAGTGAAGAGGTACACCTTTTCGTAAATCATTCCATTTTTGTATTACCTCATGAATATTTTTTACTCTTGGTATAGCGTTTCTTCTTTGCCAATATAATTCTTTTTCATCTAGTATGTTTCCAATACCTGCTAACATATAATTAGCTTGTGCTAATACTAACCATCTACCGTGTGAAAAATCTACTTCATGAAGATCACTGCAATAGTCAACAGAGCCTTCTTCTTGTTTTGGTAGCCATTCTTTTTCTACTCTATTGTGTACTTTTTTTATTATCTTGTTTGCAAGTGCAAAAGGTTTTTGTGGTACCCTTTGTGACTGATCTAATACAGTTCTTTCACCTTCTAGATTTATAAATGTACTAACGTGTGCACCATTCCATCTGTATATAGCCTGGTCATCATCACCTGATATGTATGAGTCTTGAGATTTCTCTTCTATCTTTTTAACTAATTTCCATTGTACTAAACTTAAATCTTGTGCTTCGTCTACAAACATAACTCTAAGCTTTGGTGATTCACCACTTGCTATAAATTTATCTAGCATATCTGGAAAGTCAATTAAACCATTCTGTTCTTTATAGTTTTCTAACTCTTCAACTATAATTTCTAATTTATTTAATTGTATTTTAGAATTGTTAGTTAAGTTATAAAATTTTATTGGGTCCATTTCTTTTGATCGTGCTAAGTTTATTAACTGTATGTATGGATCTGGAGAATAGAATATACCTTCGTAGTCTTCGTCTTGTCTTGCACCTTCTAATTCTATTTGCATCTTCTCTGATAGTTCTTTGTAATGCTTTGGTTGCATCACCTGGTTTCTGTTTATACCAAGTTGATTAAAACAAAATGAATGTAGTGTTTGAAAGTATGGTACATCATTAAAAGATAGTTTAAATTTATCTACTGCTCTTTGTTTACCTTCTTGTGCAGCGTTCTTACTAAATGTAAAGTAACCAATCTTATCCGGGGGTGTGTTAGCTAAAAATTTTTCTATGTGTCCTAGTAGAGTATGTGTTTTACCTGTGCCTGGTGGTCCATATATTATTCTTCTCATTTATCTGTTGACTCCTTTATCATATTTCTTAAACGTGTATTAAATTTAATCTCTTCGGAAGTTTCTTGTCTATGTTCTCCTTTATTTATTAATTCTAATTTTGCATTTTTTTTATGGTATTCTCTAAAAGCCTCACATATGGCCATTCCTTTTATATTATCTTTATCAAATCTTGCTCCATCACTAGGATAATATTTTCCAAAAGGTCTTATATAACTTTCAAAATCTACTCTAGAATGTATTTTCATAACTTGATCTGCAAAACCTAACATTAAATTTATAAAAGTAGTGTCCTTATGATGAACTTCATGAACACCTGATTGACCATCATTTTCATAATATTTAAAATCTATTATTTGATCCTCTATAGATCTTCTAAACATATTCATTACAAAATTTCTATCGGAGGCATTGTCATGGATTTTAGGCGAACTAAAACAAACGGGTCCGTTAATTACAGATGGATTCGATAGGTATGGACGAAAACAACCACTAAAATTTTTATTCAAATGAAAATAAAAAGTATCCTCTCCCCATTTTTCTCCAAAAGCATATTCTATACAAACAATATAAGGCCTATATGACCTCCATCTATCTGGTTTTCTATAATATCTATCCATTAAATTTATAATATGATTACAATGGTATTGATCTAAATATCCTCTATTCATTGTTCCTCTAATTTTGGTAAAAGCTTCTCTTGCACCATCTCCATATTTTTTTGATTTTTTCTTAGTGCGGTATTCTTTTCCGTATATGATGTATGGTTTTTTATCTCCTAAAAAGTCTAATTGTTTTGGTAATTCTATTTGACCTCCCATTGACGGCGGTATAGTTGTTAATTGTTCAAAATTTATTTCAGTCATATAGCGTGTACCAAGTAAGCTGCTATACAAAGAACAGTTATTAAAGCTACATCTTCCATTAATAATTCTCCTGTTTAAATGTTTTTGGTTTATATGTTTCTGTCTTCTTATCGAACCTTGCTACAACAAATACAGATATTTTACTTTTACCTACACGTTTAGTTGTACATTTTAAATCATCTTTTAACATTTGTGATGTTCTCTGGTATGGAACTCTCCAATGTTTTCTTGATAGATAGTTATTAAAGAAGTTATCAAATACAAAATGATGAAAGCCATCTTTAGTGTAAGTACCGCCATTACGTAAATCTTCATAATCATCTTTTTGTATTCTGTTTACACAATAATCTTCTAAGTAATTATTTAATATATCTTTGGTACTTGTACCTTCTGCAGGTTCTGTAATTTCAGCACCATTTAATAGTATTGTGGTAATTTTTTTCCAATCGCCTGTTTTTAGTGTTGGTGGATTTATTCTCAATTGTTTTATACATTCCTCTTGAAATAAAGTTTGATTAGCTAAATGTTTTGCTGAGTCCAAATATAATCTATCTCCATCTACATTCATGTAATAGTAAGGTTCTTCCAGATTAACTACTTGTAGATCAGTTAAACCTGGAAATGTAACTTCTTGACCTATACCAAATTTTCTAGACTTACATAATTTTTTATCACAAACATTACACATAGGTTCTTCATTACATTTGTAATGAAAATCATTTTTTTCATTATTTTTTATTTTAGCAGTAATTATTTTTTGATCTAAAGGTGTTTTAAAATGTTTATAATTAAATTCAAAAATTTTATCTTGCCAATTTTCTGGCCATTTTCTTTTAGCATAAATAATATATTGATATATAACTCTATCTCTACCATCTTCTAATTTATCTTGAGTTAAACTTTCTATACATGGTGGCCCATCATCAAATTCAGATTCTGGTCTTTTAATTTCTATTGTGCTGATGTCTTGTTGTTTATATCTTTCATAGAGTTCAAAAAAAGCATCTATACTAGCAGCTTCACCATCCTCCATAAAGGCATATCTTGTTGTCTGACCACAATTAAAATATGGTAAATTTAAAAAGTTTCCTGTATCATCTTTTGATTTCAATTCTCTTTGTTTTGGAAAAACTTCTGATCCACCATAACCCAATACAGATCTAATCTCATTTAATTTATCTTGCATCAAACCTGCTGATACATAATCTTCTGTAAATAAAAATACATGAGCACCACCAGACTTTGATCTACATACAACCAATGGTA